AAGAGAGATCTGCGCGCGGCGCTCGGCTTGCGGCATGTCGCGGCTGTTGTCGATGGCGTGATGGCACTCGGGGCACAGGGCGGCGGTCTGGTGCGCGGGCGCCTTCTGGCCCATGCCGCGCCCTTCGTTACGGTGGGCGACCTGGACCCCGTAGCGCCCGCATAGGCTGCACGTTTCCAGCGAGGCGACGGCGGCGAACCACTTACGGTCGGCGGCGGTGCTCATGCGGCAGCCCGGAAATCCGCAGGGTTGAAGCCCAGTCCAAGCAGCACCGCATCGCACCAGCGCACCGGGCGGCACTTCAGCCCCTGCTCGTCCGGGTGATCGCCGATCTGTAGCGCCATCGTGATCGCCTCGGCGCATTCCGCCTTGCGCAGATCCAGGCTTGAGCCGCCCAGCATCACCATCCCCGGCTTGCCGTCGCCCAGGTCAATCCCCGGCATCATGCGCCAGCCAAGCACCGTGCCGGCGATCATGTGGCGCCAGTCGTCTTTCGTGAGCCGGTTCCCGTGCCATGCAACTTGCTGCGCGAGATCGCCGCATATCGCGTTGAGAAACTTGCGCTGCTCCGTGGAAAGCATTTCCTCCCACGGTTGCGTGGCGGCGGCTTCGGGGGTCATGCGGCTTCACCGAACAGGCTGCCTTGATCTGCCGCAGCGCGAAGGTTGCGCACGGCCTGCTCGTAGTAGCTGCCCTTCAGTTCGGCGCCGACTGCCTTGCGCCCCTGCTCGACAGCCACGAATAGTTCCGACCCGATGCCGGCGAACGGTGATAGCACTACGTCTCCGGGCTTCGTCCACAACCGCACACCGCGCCGGATCACTTCAAGCTGCAACGGGCAGATGTGCCGCTCGTCGTCGTGCTCGCGGGCGCTGCGGAATTGCAGCGTGTCGTTTGGGTTGATATCCATCCACACTGGGCTGGCGAGCTTTTGCCATTCATCGACCGGGATATCCTCGCCGTGGTCTACCTTGTCGATCACGTCGCCAGGTGCGCGCACCGTCACCAGATAATCAGCGATGCCCTGCCGGCTCATCGTGGCGTTCGTGCGGATGGTCTTGTGCAGCAGGCCCAGTGCCTTTGTGCGCTGCATGGCGGTTACCGGGTCTTTCCAGATGCAGACTTCGCTGGCGTAGATGAACCCCTCTTGCTCGAACGCGCGGATCAACTCGCCCCGGAAGTCGCGCAGGCCGATCACGCCATCGCGAACCTTGCTCGTCGGCAACTGCATGCAATGGAAGCTGACGTTGTGGCCCGGCTTGATAACCCGGCGAAGCTCGCGAACAAGGAACGCGAACTGCTCGAAGAATTCATCCGTTGATCGGCAGTTCCCCATATCGCGCGGAGAGTTGCTGTACGTGTAGAGGCTGGCGAACGGCGGCGAGAATATCGAGTAATCAACGCTGGCTTCCGGCAGGCCGCGCAGAACTTCAACGCAATCGCCGTTGTACAGCGCCCAGTTGCCCTCGGTGGTCGAATCGATGCAGTTCATGCGGCTTTCTCCGTAACGAGCCATGACGGCGCAGCGATAGGCTTGCGCGGGTTGTAGGGGTTGCTCTGTCGTACCGATCCGAACACTTCGGCGCGCACGGCATCGCGGGTTTCGGCAGATAGGGATTCGGACATGGCCATCGCGTCCGCTTCCTTGCGCTTGATGTTGGCGACGACAGCGCCTTCAAGTTCGCTGGCGAAGATGTGAACCGACACTTCGCGGCGCTGGCCGAACCGCCAGCAGCGGCGCACGGCCTGGTAGTACGCCTCGAAAGAGTCCGTTACGCCGACGAAGGCCATGCGGGCGCAGTGCTGCCAGTTGAGTCCCCATCCCGCGATCGACGGCTTTGTGATCAGAACGCGGATACGTCCAGCGGCGAAGTCGGAAAGCCGGCGCTCTTTCGTATCGGCGTCGTCCGGGCCGCGAATTTCGATGGCATCCGGGATCGCCGATTTCAGCGCGTCTGCTTCCGCGTTCAGGTCGCACCAAACAATCCACGGCTCGCGATCGGCGTTCACAAGTGACGCGCACTTCGCCACGCGGGCGGCAAGGCTGTCTTTCCGCGCGTCACGGCGCTCGCTCAACGTCTGCGCCTCGAACGCGAACAACTGGCCAGCCGTCTGCAATGTTGACGCTACGGTGTGCTCGCTCACGGTCAGGTCGGGCAGGTTATATGCCGCGTCGTCGTGGCCCAGGTCAGACGGCTTGCGCACCATCGCGCCCCAACCTGAAACCCACTTCCAGAACTGCGCGCGGGCATGGCCTTTCAGCCGCCAGACTTGCGTTTCAGCACCGTCGTGCACGAAGTACTCGGACAGCATTTCAACGCGTGAACAGACGCCAAGGAACTCGGCATGTGTGCCAAGCTCCGTCCAGTCGTTCGGTGCCGGGGTTGCGGTAGCGCACAGCTTGAACGGCGTGGCCTTGAACGCCTCAAGCAACGTCGCCAGCGTTTTCGTGTCGTGGTGCTTGATGCAGCTCGACTCATCCAGCACGATCGCGCCGAACCGGCTGGCGTCGAATTTATGCAGACGGTCGTAGTTCGTGATATTGACGCCGGGCTGAACGTCTGCCAGTTCTCGGCAATGCGTGACCGTGACGCCAATCTCCGCGCCCTCTTTCACGGTCTGCGCAGCCACAGCCAGCGGCGCCAGGATCAGCACGTCGCGGCCCGTCGCCTTGTGGATCTCATTGGCCCATGCCAACTGCATGCGCGTCTTGCCGAGACCGGTATCCGCGAAGATGGCGCAACGTCCACGACGCAAGGCCCATCCGGTCAGATCGGACTGGTGCGGCATCAACGCATAGCCGGACAGGTTGAACTCGCCAGTCAGGCCAGTTGCAACGTGCGTCGCAAGCTTGCCTGCAACAAACCGCGAGTATTCGTTATCGTTTGACGAAATCACTTCCCACTCCTAAGTGTGCGAATCCTCTGCCTCTGCGCTTCCGGCAGGAGCGCCCACAGTTCCGTTTGGTCATCGCGCGGCATGGATGTCCACGCGTCCTGCAGCGTTTTGTCTGTCAGGTGCGGCACGACAGCGGCTTGGTAGTCGCGCGGAATGCCGGACCACGCTTTGCCCAGCGTGGATGCCGATACGCTGGCCAAACTCCGGGACATGTTCGGCGCGACGTAGGCAAGCCATCCCTTGCGGTCGGTTTCGTACAGAGTGAGTTCGTCGGTCATGCGACAAGCTCGAACAGCATCGGACGACCGCCGCGCTTCGACGCTCCCCATCCGTGGCGCCTGACCTTTCCGATGTCGCACAAGGTGGTCAGGGCGACCAGGGCCGGCTGGTAGGACGTTTTCACGGCTTCGGCAGCCTGTCGTGCAGTCATGGGGCCGGATTGCAGCGCCTGGACAAGGTCGTCACGCAACGGGCTCATCATCGACCTCCGCGTGCGGCTTGACCGGCTCGGTTTTCAGCAGTTCGGCGATCTTGTCCAGATGAGATTTAGCGACCTCAGGCGGCGCGGGGACAAACTCGGCGCGCTTGGGTGCCTCGACCAACGCAACGGGATCGACTGGCAGCGTGCCGCCATCCATGACGAACTCGCGCGTCAGATCGTAGGCATCGGCGAGGATGCGTTCCTGTTGTTTTCCGGTGCCGTTGCGGTAGCCGTAGCTGTCCATCCGGGACCAGACGCCGCGGGCGAATCGCGAGACGTTGACATCGACATGGCTCCGCTCGCGACTGTTGATTTCCGACCGCACAGACGCGATGGTCGGGATACCCAGGCACAACGCTCGAAAGCGCGTCGAACTCGGGGGCCATTCCGCACCGCGCGAGCGATCGGCGTCGAACCCTTCACGGAGCTGTGCGGAAGTCAGTCCCGCCAGCGTTTCGCGCCATTCCGCGGCAGCAATGCCGTCCGGCAGCGGGCCGTACTGGCTCACCCACGCGTGGCCGTATCGGCTCGCCATGTGCATCCAGAGTTCATCCGTAGCCGAGGGTGGCAACGGGATCGACATGTGCGAGCGATTCTCGTGCGCGTCGGTTTTGAATGGCCTGCTCGACCTGCTCGACGGCGCTGAGCTTGCGGCCTGGCTGAAAGTTTCCATGTGCGTTGCCCGTGTCGGTCTTGATTTCGAAAAGCCCTGTCCATCCCCGCTCAATCGATTGCTCGATGACCGCAGTGGGGTCGTGGCCCTTGGCGTGGAGCTTCGTCAGCGTGGCCAGCGAGAGTTCGCGGGCCTTGGTGGTCCAGCCCTTGCGGCTGTTCCGGAATGCGTGCCAGTCATCCCAGGCAGTGGCAGGCAGCCAATCGGGAAGCGTCAGCGCTGGCGGCTTGCCGCCCTTTTGCTTTTCTATGGTTTCAGGAATCAGGGAAGGGGAATCAGGAATCAGCCGGGCAACTTCCGTGCTTTCACGAGACTTGCCCTGTTCTTGCACCGTGCTTGCACCGTGCATGCATGGTGCTGGTATCGAACTATCCTGTTCTTTGCAGTGCGGATTCTGGTGTTTCTTGAACTCGGGAATGGCTATGTAGCGCGATCCGTTGGCTTCGTAGCGGCAAATAAAGCCGCGCACGTCCAACTCATTGAGCAACGCCGAAACGTCGCAATCGTCATAAGGCAGGCAGTCCGCCTTGATCCTTTTCACACGATCTTCAAGACGCCCTTCCCTGTCAGCCTCGCACCACAAGCCAACAAACAGGATTCGCGCGAGCGGCGAGCACTCAGCGAGAAGATCGTTCTTGAAGAACCCTGGCTTGATGTTGCGAGCTCGACTCATCAGTGGGCCACCCTGACCGCGCAGATCACGCAGCCTTCGAAGTCGTCAACAAGCTCGCGGGCCTCGGCGCGGGTGTTGCACCACACCGTCCGCTCGAGCGTCTCCAGGTCGTAGATCACCCAGCCGAGCACCTTTCCTTCCGCGGGTTGCGTCGTCATGCGACTTTCTCCCCGCGCAGAAGCCCCTGCCCCTTCAACGACTCGCGGATGCGCTGGGCCAGCTGTAGATGGGAGCCGGCGCTGAACATCCGCCGATGCAGCGGTTCGGCGTGCAGGCTCAATGTGGTGAGGGTGGCCCCGGGCGTATACACAGCCTTCGCGGGGCGTTGACGGCCCTGCGGTGTAAATTCATGCAGGCTGGGGGAAGGAACGAGCGCCAGGAGCGCGGCGCCGGTCTCCAGCATCAGGCTCTGTTCTTCGTCGTTGAGGTCGGGCTTCATGCGGCGGCCTGCGCGAATTCGTGATGCAGGCCAATCACAACCTGATCGCCGACCACCATCACGCCGTTGTCGTTTAACTCGATGAAGTTGAAGCCGTCACCTGACACGCATACGGGCATGGATGGATCGACCTTTGCGAGACGTTCCAGCAGGACGCCGACAGTCAGTTGGCCGCCCCTTGCGTGCAGAAGGGTCTGGTCGTAATGCATCTGGCCTACTTCTCGGATGGTCATGCGGCCACCTGCAGCGCGCCGACACGATCAAGCCGCGCTTGGATGGCCGACATGGACTTGACTGCCGCGATGTACTCGCGCTGCAGCTGTGCCTGCTCATCCTCGGGGCTCACTGGCTGCGGATCGGCATAGCCGGCATCGCGCATCTCGTAGCTTGCGAGGATGTGCACGCCGACCTTTC